CTGAGGGCCGCGCCATTTTGGTGTGCACATTGGAGAATTTGTGCAATCACCATCAGCACAAAAATGACAAGACCCCTTCTCGCAAATCCTCATCATTTTTTCTATATCCTCCACCGCCGCATCCAGTTCCGCTTGCAGGCGATTTTTCTCCGCAAACTCTGAAAAATAGCAGTCATGATTATACTGCACTTGCTCTTTCAGCCGCTTAATTTCCGCGTCTTTTTCGGCGCTTTCGGCGGTCAGGCGTTCCAACGCGTCGGCGGCTTCATTGTCCAAATCGCTGCAATGATCTCTGTACGGGCAGAAATTGCAACTCCCCGTATTTACCGTGTCATTGACAACGGCATCGCAATACCGCAGCGCCGCAATCAGCTTTTCATTTTCCATCGTCATACCTCCACCGGTAACCGCCGGCTGTTTGCGCCTTTCCGTTTATGGCGTTGTAGATTAGGCTAGTTGCCACATGAAGTTGCTTAGATGCAATTGGAACCGATTCGTATGTAGTCTCTTCCCCGTTGTCCCCAATTGAAACAACACGGCGCGCCTTTCTGCCTCCGCCTGTTTTGTCTCTGATCGGGGGTTCTTTTTCGACCGGCGGAACACGCCTACTCCACTGCGCCCTTCTCATACCCCTAACCACAACAGGCCATGATTTATGCACCCATTTTTTGAATTCCAGACATCCGAACCCTGCGCATGGCGTTTTTCTTCTTTTGCACCCAACGCAGGGTGATTTATTGATTTTTATCATCCATGCCCTCCTTAACCATCCCATCCAGAACCCGCACCAACTGCAAGGCATTCTCCGGCGTCGGGTCTTTCCGCACAGCGGCTTTTGCCGATTCCGTCAGCCGGTTTACCTCGGACTGGTGAAATGCAAGATTGTCCTGAAAAATTGCTTGTTTTGTCGCGTCGTCTAGCGCTTTCAGAATTTTTTTCTTCTCTACCGCCGCAGAATCGCGGTCAAGCACTTTATCCCGGAAGGACTTGTACAGGCATCGCAGCGCCTGAAACGCCGCCTGATCGTAGATGCACAGATCGTCCGGCATCGGGTCACCGCGCATGGCAGCCTTTTCATACGGCAACGCAAATTCAGCCATTTTCCGCATACCTCCACTCATATCCGTCACAAAAGCGAACCGCTCCGCGGCAACATTTTCTAATGCTCGATGCAGAATGCAATCCGCAGGATTTCGCCGCAGCCACAGCCCCCAAAAAGCTTCCAACAACATTTCCTGACTTTGGATCTAATTTTTCTATTGTTTTTTTCTTGGAATCCGAGATTCTAACATTTCTCGTCCCAAAGGACTTGTTTTTAGAAGGACTTATCCACTCTAAATTATCAACATGATTATTAGAGACGTTTTCATCTTTGTGGTTGACCTCCAGAAGCAGCGTGGGATTTGGATTTTGAATAAATGCCATAGCCACAAGCCTGTGAACTCGAAATTGCTTTTTTCTGTTCTGCCTACATAATTTGACATAGGCATATCCTCCGGTGAGAATTTCCTGATACAGGATTCGTTCCTTCCCATACTTTAGACTTTTCACTTTTCCATACGAACTAACTTCGTAATCCCCCTCGTATCCGGGAATGGGCTTCCATATTTCATTCATCTTTATTGCCCTCCGAAAGCGATAGATACCATTCCAAAACTGAAACCGCCGACTCCCAGCCATGGCAGCATTCCCAGAAGTTTCCCTGAGCGGTTAGGCATTCTCCCCACCAGCGCTGTTCTTCAGAAAGACGTCCTGATTCAGTTTTGAGTTCGATATACAGAGAGTGGAACCGCCCGCGTGGAATTGGTAGGCACAGGTCAGGAACACCCTTCTTGACGCCCTGTCGTTTATCTATGGCAATCTGCTTCGCATCGGCAATCGTTTCATTTTTGATATGGAACAGCAGTGCCAGCTCCGGCCACTGGCTGCGGATGGACGGCTGCTGCGACCATTTGATTACTGCGGCTTGGTGCTGGGCTTCACTCGCCATCTCTAACCACCTCCACAAACGATGTTGGCGCTTTGTCCCCGGGCTTTTTCTCGCGACCCTGACGGACGGTATATCCATTTCTGGCAAGGATCACAATGACTGCATCGCGGTCATCGGGTTTTGAAATCTTCAGCTTCACGATGCTTTTCCTCCGTTCATAATCCGGTTCAGAATCTGACTGGCCTGCATCTTTGTGAGGCCGGTGGCGTCAAATCCTTTGCAGCGGTGCTGAATAATCTTCATCTGCTTGTCCGATGCCGGACGTTTTCCCCAGGAACGGACAGCGTTCAAATCCCAGATATACGCCTGCTGCGGGTAGATGTTTTTCAGCTTGAGATATGCCCGATCAAACGCCTCCTGCATACCGATGCGGCTTCCATCTGCCATGTTAACCATGCCCAGACTGTCCGGGCACGGGATAGTGAGCTTTTGCCTGTTCAGTAAGGAACAAACCATGGACCCGTCCGGCATCTTAAACCAGTTGACATCGTGGGTCTGATATTGCTGTTCCTGCGCCCAGAGGTCAACGATCTGAATGTTCTTAATCCAGCTCTCCGGGGTATCGGACGCAGATGCAATCTTGATCGGCAGTTCAAACAGATCCCCCTCGATCTCATCCTGCTTTCTGGCTGGCACATTCTCCATGTCGATTCCCAGCAGAGAGGGTGCCGTGCAGAGGCTCTTTCGGCCGGTAATACCAACACAGTCGATCAGCAGCAGCTTTTCCTTCCCGGGGTAGAGCCGTAAACCGCGCCCTACCATCTGCGCATACAGCGCCTCAGACTGCGTGGGACGTGCCACAATGACCGTCTCGACGCGTGGAATATCCGTTCCCTCGGTAAAGACCATGCAGTTGACAATGCAGGGAATCTTACCGGCAGTGAAATCGTCGATGATGGCCTTGCGGTTTTTCGTGTTACCAGTCACCACCACAGCCCCCTGGATTCTGTTGGCGATCTCCTCACACTGGTGCACAGACACGGCGAAGATCAGCGTGGCGCCGTGTGCCAAATCTCGATAGGCCTGAGCTATCGCATCTGCGGTCCCCTCCATGGCCTCGTCCAGTTCACCTGGGGCATAATCTCACCCTGCCGGGTATGTACAGCGGACAAGTCAAATCCGATATCCACGCGCCGGCAGGTGATATTGCAAAGCCAGCCATTTCGGATTCCCCATTTCAAATCTCGCTGGAAAATGATTTTGGAAAACACATTATCCAGACGGACCTTATCGCCGCGGTTCGGCGTCGCTGTGAAACCGATCAGCTTTTCAGGCTTAAAGTAATCAAAGATTGTGCGGTAAGTATTGGCTGCGGCGTGGTGCGCTTCATCGCAGATAATCAGTCCGAACTCAGTCGGATCAAACCGATCCAGCCGGCGGAACATGGACTGAACCGATGCGCTCACGACTTCTTCGCCGTTGCTGTGAGAGCTGGCACGCTCGACGCCATAGGAGCAGTCAAAGTATTTTCGGGGCTGCTCCACCAGCTCCTCCCGGTGGCTGAGAATCAACATCCGATTTCCATGCCGCGGGATGTTGGCAAAAGTAACTGTTTTACCAAGACCGGTTGCCATTTGCTCAAGATACGCGCCGGGCGGCTGCGTCTCAATGGCTTTAATAGCCTCGGTTTGATAATCTCTCAGGTTCATATTTCCTCCAAAAAACGTGGAACATGTGGAACGGCGTGGAACACGTTGTTCCACGGTTCAAAGCATTGCGCCACAGTGGTTTTACGTTAGGTGTGGAACTGTGGAACATTTTTTCAAAGTTCCTACGCGCGAGCACACATATACCATATAAAGCGGATATTTTTTATTTCCTATATAGCGATGTATTTTTTGTTCCACAGTTCCACGGTCAGTTTTTCATTCCTTGCAACCATTGCGGCTCTAAGAGTAAACGGCGTGGAACACGTTGTTCCACGGAGTTCCACAAATTCCACAGTCAAAGCGGCAATTCATCATTCGGTTCGTCTTCCATATCAACCATCGGAAGCTTCAGACAGAAGCATTCCGTAGGAATTCCGTTGATGCGTTTGCCTTTTGTGTTCGCTCTCCCGCGTGTCTCGATGAGATGCTCGGCCTTGAGATAGCTGATCATTGCGGCGGTGGAATATCCCTCATCCTGAAGGATGCGTTCGAAAACGCCGCGAATGATATAGGCCCGGTTATCTTCGATGGCACCGAGCACTTCGATATTCTCTGATCTTCCGCAGAGTTTATTGCTGTTCTGCGTGACCCAGTCGCACAAGAACTTATATCCCCTGTCGCCAGCACTGACCGCGGCCTTGCTGGCAAGAAATTCAGAGATCTCCGCGACAGTGATTGGATGCTCTGTTCCATGGAACACCCACCTGCAGGCCAGCTCATCAGCCAGCACAATGGACGCAGCTGCTATAGCCTGCTTCTCGGTTGTATCTCTATCAGAAAGATCTCGAAACAACTCTCGGTATCGCTCTGTGACCTCTTCGATCACGCCGGGCTTGTAAAGCTCCTCAACAAATTTTTTGCCCGCAAATCCGAAATTGCGCTTCACTACTCCGGACACTCTCATTCCGTCTTGAATGACTGCGTGAGAGGATTTGCACTCAATGTCGATTACGCGGTTTACGGCCCCCGCTCCAGCATTCTGGGCCGTCAGAGGGCTCTCACCCGTGGTCAAGATACACAGACGCCAGGTGGGCGTTAAATCAACGCCTCCAGCCTTATTTCCACGGGTTCTGCCCACACCCTGTGCAAGTTTGTAGACATCAAAGTTACTGCGTCCTCGGCTGTCCTTGGAAAGCTGAAGCTCGTCAAGGCAGAGCGGAAGATTATTTAGGAAGGCTGCCGTCTTTTCCATGCCGACGACCGTACCGTCGAAGGTCTTGACATAGGCTCCGACCGCCGGATCACCCCACACGCTGGCGGCCACCATCAAAGCGACCGTCTTACCGGTGCCAGAATCCACACCCCAAAGGTGAACAAAAAACGGCAGGCAGTTGAGCGGCTCCAACAGAACTGATGCGAAACTGGCGGCCAGGATGATCCTTGCTGTGGCGGACATTGTTCGCACTTGCGACGCAACTTCCATCCATTTGCTCTCAGATCCGTGGTGTCGGACCGTTTGAAACATAGCCTTAAAGTTAGCATCTCCGTCAAAAATCAGACCGTCCACGAATGGGGAAAATCCCTCATCTGGTATGTATCCAAACCGGCCGATGCTCTTCTTTTCGGGAATCAGATTGTAATTCAGGTTCTCTAGATCGGAGATGTACTCCACGAACGATCTAGCATTCTGGCTGGTGACAGCCACACCGATACCAGATAACTCCGTGACCTTGTTGGCGTTGGCCAAGACGGATTTTTCGACAATGATTTTCCTCCAAATAGATCCTTTCCGGAATGACAGCTGCAGCTTTTCCTCGCCAGTGTCAATGTTCACCAAGCGCTCAGCCGGGAGAATTGGATGAGGGCAGGCAATTTCCACGCCGTACCCATTTTTTCGGCTGACACCAGAATCGTCCGCCGTCCAGTCCCCGGCATCCAACTGGATCGGCTGATTTGAAAACTCTGTGACATTGTTGATATAGACCGTATCGTTCTGTGCCTTTAGACCCGCAACGTATTGTTTGTACATTCCCTTAAATGCCTGGAACCCCTGCGATTTTGCGTAGGCGGTCAACTCCTCCATCATTGCGGCGTGAACAAATGGGTTCTTTGCCGTTTTATAAAGTTCTTCATAGGGGGTTGTTGTAAGGAAATCTTCTTTTTCAAATTTCCAATCACCCACGCAATCACCTTCCTAAATTTTCATCCAGCCAGTATTCCAGCGGGTCAAGCGCCTTTACGGCCTCGGCAAACAAGTTGCTCTGAGGGTCTGCGTTTTCAGCGACATCCCTGTAATAGCGGTATCTGGCTGCCTGTCGCTTATATTCCGCATCGGCAGCAGCCTTTCTAGCCGCTTCGCGCCGCCGGGATTCTAGCAGAGCAGATTTCTCCGCCCTGCTAGGAATTTTCCCGGTAAGCCCCAGAGAAAAGTCGGCATTGAGTTTATCGCAAGCGTTCGAAAAACCGATATCAAACAAACGTGCCACAAAATCAATCACGCTGCCACCAGCGCCGCAGCCAAAGCAGTGCCATCCGCCGGCGCCCGGGTAGATTTTAAGGCTGCCGTGCTTGTCCCCGCTGTGAAATGGGCACTGAATGAACCCGGCGCGGTTTGGCAGAAAGCCATACAGTTCTGCGACCTCCTGCATTGTTAGGCGCTCCTTGACTGCAGCGGCATCAGAATGGGAGTTCGCCATCGTCTTCTATCTCTTGGAAATCATCAGCACGAACGTCCACCGGAACACCGGCGGGATGGAAGTCGGATCCACTTGGGGCGTTTCCGTCCTTTTTTGAGTCCCCAAAGTACACATTGTCGGCCACGACCTCCGCAGAGCGGCGCTTTCCGCCCTCTTTGTCGGTCCAGTCGCGAAGCTGTAAGCGGCCTTCCACAATGGCCATGCGGCCCTTGGTGAAGTACTTGCTGACAAATTCGGCTGTGGTGCGCCAAGCGACAATATCAATGAAATCCGTTTCCTTCTCGCCGCTCTGAGACTTGAAGTTCCGGTCAACAGCCAAGGTAAACGATGTAACGGCAGTGCCGCTTCCGGTGCGACGCAGTTCGGGGTCCCGGGTGAGACGACCCATGAGGGCGATTTTATTCAGCATCCTCAGACAGCTCCTTATAATTGATGATCCCACTCAGGTGTTTGGTCATGCGGCAGTAGGCACAATGCTCGCATCGACGCGGAGGGATCCTGCCTTCTTTGATGGCCTGATACCGCGGTGCAGCATCCTCAATTTCCGCCAGCTTCGCGGAAAGATCGGCGTCGGAAATGAACAGGGCCGCAAGATCTGGTGAGTCCTCTTTGGTTCCGACCGCCAGCACAAACGGCAGCATATTGCCCTCCACGGCCTGATAGATGGCTCCCTGAATGTCATAGCCCCATGCCTCAACAAACGATACACGGCGGTGATCCTCATCGCTCCAAACGTCCTGCATATCACTCATAACCTTCTGATCCACAATAGCCCCGTCGCAGAATCCAAGTGCCGCAGCGGCCTGCGGAAACTCACTCACAATCTGCTGGCAGGTGTCGGCATCCAACAGGCTATCAATTTTGATTTTGAACGGAACACCTGCAATGATTCCGGTCTTGATGACTTGCTTTTTCCCAGACATCAGCAGCGAATACAGCCGGTCGGACTCCATGCGGTCGATGATGCTCTGCGCCTGAATATAATCAGCTTTTAGCCCGCCGTCCCGCTTGAATAACTCGGGGTGCTGCGCTTTGAACAGCGGAAGCGTCCCCTCAAAGTGCGCGTCCACGTAGGAGCCAACCAGCAGGGCCGTCGTAGATGGCCTAACATACTCGCCTCTGATCTCTGCCAGCGCCGCAGCCTCGCATTTTTGGAATGCCTTGAACTGTGAAGAACCCATGTAGGCCATCTGCATCTCAGGGGAAAAATAGTTTTCAGATGTCAGCACCATCACAGAACCTCCCCAGTTTCAGGATCAGCCGCCGGGAACTCCTCCGCCACAGGATCCGTTTCTTCCGGCGGCTCCGAATCCACAGCAGGCGCTTGTTCCGCGGCCTTCCGTTTTTTGACACAGTCTGCACACAGAGGGGCTTCGAAGTGTTTCAATGTATAAGCCGCCATGTATGCCGCGCTTTTGCCCATATATGGAGCAATCTCCTTCCCGCAGTCCGTGCAGGGAGGAATGGGGGCCTGCTGCTGGATGCGGGGCTTAAAAGGGCGGACACGCACAGCAGATACAACCTCGCCGAAGGCCTTAATGCCATGTTCAATGTAAAGCTGGATTTTCACTCCAGGCCAGTCCTCAAAATAGCCGCTGCCAGAAACCTTCTCAATGTTCTTGGAGCGGGCCACATTCAGGATCATCGGCTTGATGCCTGGTTCTTTCCAGTGGACTACGGCCTTCTTGGACTTTCCCTCGGCGGTCGTTACCGTTTCCGCTGCAACAACATGGTCAATGGTGAGAACTTTCTCCTCACCTTCCTGAAAATCGCCCTCGCCGATGAAGTTGGGATCTGAAACGACCTTTTTCCAATGGGTCTTCTGTTCGCTCATGAGTTTTCATCCTTTCCCGTGGCGGTGTCGATTGCCCCATTCACAATGGTCAGAATAATCTGGCATTCTGCGTAGGACATACAGACATCGCTTCGTGTCAATAGATCCGTGATTCTTTGCGCCGTCTTCATCAGGGAAGATAGACGATACGGAGGAATGTAATAGCCGAGGCGGCCGGTGATCTCAGCGGCCTCGTGCTTTATGTTTTCTGAAGGGGTCACAGCTCAGTAACCTCCAGTTCTTCAGAATCGGTGACACGGGTGGCAATCAGCTGTAGGCCCTTGGCCTTGCACTTATCGTACAGGCGCTTCCGGCTATCCTTGTCCAGGCGTTCAGCGCCGTCGACCAGGATGATGCCCAACTGTCCGGGCTTGCTGACGGTGATATCAACACACAGCTCCAAAAGTTCGCCATCAGACAGGTTGCTGATAGGCAGACCATTAATCAGTGGTATACCGTCCTCCACCGTCAAACCGGCAACAGGGATGGTGGCCTTGGCCAGAATCTGCGCGGGAAGCTCCCGGGCAAGTTCAATTTTGCGAGTCAGCTCATCTGCCTCTGCCTGAAGCGCATCAGTCTCATCTTGCATCCCAACCATGCGCTTATACTCATTGAGGTGCTTTTGCATGGCTTCCGCGGCGTCAATCTCCTCCTGCAGCGCAGTGGTATCCACTGGCTCCCGTCCAGAATATTCATCTGCAACACCGACGTCTTTTTCCAGCTTGGCACGTGAGGCCTCAAGCTTAGAGTCCTCAACAGCAACCCGCTCATCACGGCGCTGCTCCAGACCGCCAAGTTTATCCTCGGCGGCCTTGATCTCCGCCCGCAGCCGTTCGATTGTACCGGTAAGGTTTTCTCGCTCTCTGGAAATATCCTTGTCGATGGCAGCCACGGCCATGTCATGCTCGCCCTGGATACCGCGGAGTTTGGATTCATAGCTGGAGCGGAATGCCTTTGCTCGCTCAATCACGCTATTGCTTTCTTTTAGCTTGGCAAGCTCCCGGTACTTCTCACCGGTGGGATAGGTATTCCACTTCTCAAAATCGTAGTGATCCGGAATGTCCTTGGAAATATCAGCAATGAACGCCATCTTGTTCCGGATATCCCGGTTCAGGTTCTGGCGGCTCTGAAAATAGGTTCCATTCTCAGCCTGAATCTGAGCCAGAACCTCAAGAATATGCTTGGAATAATCGACACCCTGTGGAATCTCTCCGAACTGCTCCCGAATCCAATTGGTGTCCCAGGGAAATTCAATGAGAGAGAGAATGACTCTGTTTTTCTCCTGCCGGCTGAGTTGCGTAAACTCCACCGGGTTCAGCTGCAGCGGCGTGAAAATGCCGTTTAGAAACTCGGCCGGCCGTGTCTGCAGCATATTTCCGTCCCTGACCTTTACAGAGTCCGCCTTGGTGGTGCGGGCTTTTCGGTCGATAGTAAGGCCAGAATCTGTTTCAATGATGATCTCGCCTTCGTCGGCGCCCTGGTGGATGATGTAATCCCGGTCGGAACGGTTCGTGAGCGCGTAGCGGATGGAGTCCAGAACGGAGGTTTTTCCGCTGCCCTTGGGGCCGGAGATCTCCACAGACTTTCCATCCAAGGTGGCTTCTTTGATGCCAAATAGATTTTTGATCATGATTTTAGTGGTCTTCATCTTGACACCGCCTTTGCGCACGCGGAGCAAACATACTTGCCCTTAAACACGTTTTCAGTAATTTCACCGCAGAAAATGCACCCTGGCTGATGCTTCTGTAAAACGATTTTTGAACCGTCTGTGAAGATTTCGATGGGATCGCATTTTTCAATTTCGAGGTTCTTCCGCAGTTCCTTCGGAATAACAACACGCCCCAGCGGGTCGATATTCCGAATCATCCCAGTATCTTTCATCTTGACAAATCTCGCTTTCTGCCCGATAATGGGCGTAATCTCATTTTCCTACGCCGTCCTCGGTCTTGCACACCGGGGGCGGCGCTTTTTTATTCATACTGTTCCAGCTTCTACTTGCACCTGCAATCGTGGTAAATCCTTTCGTATGCCGCCCACAGTCGCATTTGACGGCATATAGGCCTGTCGCGTCGCAGTAGACGCGCATCGGCTCCATACCGCAGCGGCACGGCAGAAGGGTGGTGAAGTGGCGGCGGTTATTGGCGTTCATGGCCCCACCCACCACACGGTCAAGCTCTGCCGCCCGCACTGGATGGCGTAGTCGTAATCAGGCGTGTAAATATCAACCGCATTCCCGGTCACGCCGGTGTCTGTCGCCCATAGCTGTTCGATAGTTCCGTCCGCATACTGAACAAACACGTCAGAGTACAGCGGGATAACATCGGGATCAACGGCGCAGGTAAGATGCTCAACCACTGGCATACCACTGCGGGTGATTCCGTATGCCGGGTCTCCGGGCTTCTTGCCGCAGGTAGCCTCTGTGTACCAAGTGACCGTGCAGTCCTCAATGACGTTGGCTTTTTCCAGCAAGGCGGCTTCGATGCTGGTATTTTCGTAGTCCTCCTGCGGTTCCGATGCCGTGATTCCGGTATCGGGCTTGTTCGCGTCCGCCTTGACTTTGATTGTCAGGCACAGCGCCACACACAGCATCAGCGAAATGACAGCCAGCCATGTGCAGCAGCGCCACTTCCGGGCGGTGTTCTCGGCCTGCCGCACCCGGTCCCGAGCCTTGCGGCTTGCGGCGGCGTAGTCGGTGGCGATTTTGATTTCAAGAGCGTCAATCCTTTGCCCCTGATATCTCAGCTCGTCGTCCTGCCGCTCCAAATGGCAGTGAATTTTTTCAGATTTCTGGCTCATTGGTTTCCTCCTTTTGGGAAGTAGATGTGCAGGTCTTCTGGCGGTGCTTGGCATACTTCCAGTAGCTTGTACATCTCGTCGATTGTCCAAGGTACGCGCCCGGTAAACCTGCAACTAACGGCAGGGGCTTTGATGCCAAGAATGCTTTCGAGGTCGTACTGGTGATAGCCAAGCTGCTTCAAGCGGCCAGCTAAGTATCGATACATCAATTTCTCTCCTTAATATCCAAAATTTCGCTGATGGCGGCCACGATGGTCGGGGCATTGCGCTCACCTGTGAAAATCTTGTAAAGATACCCGGCATCACAGAAAAGACCCGTCTTTTCTTTTACCTGACCGATAAGCCACTCCTGCGGCTGCCCGATATCGATCAGACGCTTCTTGACTTCCTTCCCATATGCAGTAAGTTGTGCCATTGGTATAGTTCACCTCCTATATAATGCGATTGACAAGTACGCGTAAATGTACTAATATGAATGTACCACCAATCAATAAGCACACGAACGAGTACTGTTGATGTATTTATACTAGTACTTGTTCGTGTACAAGTCAAGTACTTATGTATTTAATTAAGTACTTTTGTTTGCTTGCACAAAATCGGAGGTACTTGTATGGGTACATTGTATGAAACCATTTCAGAGCTCTGCGCGTTAAATGAAACGAAACCCGGGAAAATGTGTAATGACTTAGGAATCAGCCGTGGACTAATGACGGATCTAAAAATGGGTAGAAAAAAAGGCGTGAGCGCAGAAACGGCAAATAAAATTGCAAACTACTTCGGCGTATCTGTTGACTACCTTTTGACCGGCAAAGAAAAAGAAAATACCCCTGCCGAATCTGGCAAGGGTATTCAAGAGGAAGATATTAAGGCCGCATTCTTTAATGGTGCTGACCCTACATTGACGAAGGAAGACCGCGACGCGATGTGGCAGGATGCACAGGACTATTTCCGCTTTAAGATTGCGCAAAGGAGGAAGCAACAGGAGAATGGGAAATAATCTCGTTTCCTTATATGAATACGCAGAAAGTAAAAAAATTGATGTTGACTGGTTCTCCATGCAGGAATCTCCATCTTTGTCGGTTTTGCTTCCGGATGGAAGTTGTGCTATCGCAATAGACCCGTGGAAGATGGATGGCATAGCGATGGAAACTGAGTGCATGGCGCACGAACTTGGGCACTGCGAACGTGGAGCATTTTATAATAAATACGCAACCTGTGATATAGTTCAGATGCACGAAAACAAGGCTGATAAATGGGCTATTCAAAGGCTAATACCGCCAGATGAATTAGACGAGGCCATAGCGGACGGATGTGATACATACTACGCTCTCGCAGAGCGTTTCGGAGTGACAGAGGATTTCGCACGCAAAGCTGTCTGCTTGCACGTCTACGGTAATCTGGACTGCAAAGATTATTTGCCGATGTAGCCGCACCGCCAAAGAACAGTAACTTTATGGAAAAGAGCGTGTTGCAATGGGATTATTGGACAGTTTAAAAAATTTCCCGTTCAGTCTGCGAGGAGATTATGAGGAATTCTACAAGAACGCCCCATCTACACCTAAAGAACGCCAGAATGAACCCACAGATTCTTGTGCTGGCTCGAAGACTGTGCAGCACATATCCGACTTGCAAAAGTACCGCATTATTCTGCAACAATATAGCGAACGCCTAAAAAATAGAGAGGCTCAAATTGAAACGCACGAACGCGCATCACTCGATAAAATTAAGTCGGCGTCCAATAGTGCCCACGAATACTCAAAAGCACTCCTTGATACAGAATACCGCGTAATTGACTATGCAAAGCGTTTTGATGCAAAAGAAAGCTCAATTTTCGCAGAGATACAAAAGGACGCAGAAAAATTCAAGGCGCACAATTCTACACCAGCGCATGACGGCTTCGAGTTCGAAAATGAGTTTTCTAAGGTACTTGCTGCGAACGGATTTAAAAAGGTTGTTGTTACTCCCAAGAGTGGGGACTACGGCGGAGATATTACCGCCGAGAAAGAAGGCGTCAAGTATGTTGTGCAGTGCAAGTACTATACTTCCATGGTCGGAATCGATGCCGTGCAGCAAGTGTGTGGAGCAAAAATTCATTACGGTGCACATGTAGGCGTGGTTGCCACAAACAGCGTGTTTACGCATGCTGCAAAGATACTCGCCGAAGAGGCTGGTATTTTCTTATGGGACTGCGAGATAATCGAATCAATGAAGAAATCTGTTTGATTGAAACAGCAGGAAGGTAAATATATGAACATTGACGAATTATACAGATACATTGGTGAACGAACCGGAATGCGCCAGTTCCACATCACTTTTGAAGAGGGCGTAACAGAATTTACGCAAGAAGAGGCTGATAAAATGGCAGATTTAATGTTGTCCCTTTACAGCAATCGCAAAAAACGTTCAAAACTACAATGAGCTGTTCTGCAAAATTGAGGTTGAAGACGCCAGCTATTCAAGGAGAGCAGCATCGCCTACCAGACGTTCTTTTCGCGCATCCATCCAACAGGATCGCCCTGTTTCAAAGTCTTGATTCACTGGGCGATTACGCGAAAGCTTACGCTAAGCAATACAAAGAAGACCTATCTGCCGGAAGACGTTAAAAATTAAAGGAGATTCGATTATGAACAACGAAGAAAAGATTTTATCCCTATTGGAGAAGCAGGGTGAAATACTGGGAAATCTGGCAATGGACGTCTCCTGCCTGAAAGATGACGTTTCTGACCTCAAAGGCCGCGTCGCCAAGGTCGAGGTCACGCAGGAAAACATGGTTCTTCCGCAAATTCAAGCGATCGCAGAAGGAATCACATCCATCAACGCAAAGTTGGTAACCCGCAGCGAAATGGACGCAATGCGCGAGGAGATCGCATTCTTGAAAGATATCATCCGAATGCACACCACACAGATCAACGACCTAAAGAAAGCGGAATAAAAAAATCCCGCCTCCGGTGCGCTAACACCAGAGGCGGGACGAGGGCAGATGCTTTGTAGGCCGTCTGCCCTCTTATCTTAACAGATTTGGAGGATTTTGCAAGTGAGTGAGCGAAAAAATGAGGCTGTATGGCTGGAAAAATATAGCCGCTGGCAGATTAAGGTACAGTCTGACGGCACCCGCCGCACCTTTACATCATCCACGCTCGGAAAAAAGGGCAAAGTCGCAGCCGAGCGTGCCGCTGACAAATGGCTCGAGGCTGTGACCATTGGCGAAAACACAAAAGTCTCTGTGTTGCTGGATCAGTACTATGATCGCGTAAAGAGCATTTCTGCATACGAAAACTGCAGGCAAATTGGCAACTATATTGAACGCTATATGAAGCCTGTAATCGGAGCTAAGCGCATTGGACGGCTGACCGAGAATGACTTGCAGCGTATCATAGACCGGGCATATAAATCTGGCAAAAAACCTCTCGCGTGGAAAACGCTCTCTAACATCCGGGCAACGATCTCTGCATTTATGAAATACTGTCGTAAGGAAAAAGTCACTATCATGCATCCAGAAGACCTGAATATTCCCAACGGGGCGAAGAGGCCAAACAAAAAAATTGTGGACACCGATGATATCAAGACGCTCTTTTCTTCTGACATGACTTCGCGTTACGGCAAAGCTGTACCGGATATTCATATCCATGCCTATCGCTTTTCTGTTCTGACCGGAATCAGGCCGGGTGAGCGCACTGGCCTTCAATGGCGTGATATCTCCGGTTCAAAGCTCACTGTTCGACGCTCTATCAACGACGCCCAGAACACAACAGGCGGAAAAAACTCCAATGCGATCCGGACAATCTCAATAAGTGCTCTGGCACAAAAAGAGCTTGATGCTCAAAAAGAGCTACTGCGTCAGCTTGGCATTGTTTCAAAGTACGTGTTCCCCGATACTGACGGTGATTTTGTTATTCAAAAGAGATTTCGGCAACGCTGGTACAAATACTGCGAATACAACAAAATAAAGCAGGTCACGCCATACGAAATGCGCCACACCTTTGTCAGCGTCAACTGCGAGATGCCGGAGGGGCTGAAGAAGATGGTCATAGGTCACAGCGAGAACATGGACACCGAAGGCACCTATGGTCACCAAAAAGCAGGGGATATGGAACTTGCAGCTCAGTATATAGATGACGCGTTCAAACAGGTTATCAGCTCCGCAAAATAATAAGAACGGGTTAACAGGTGGGTTATCCAAGACGCAGAACACCCCTACAGCCATTGCGGCTGTAGGGGTGTTTTTGGTGGAGGTGGGGAGAGTTGAACTCCCGTCCGAAAACACTTTAACGAGACTTTCTCCGGGCGCAGGCGGTTATTTTGGGAGTCTTACTCTCCCCGTTCCCCTCTCCGCCGGCAAGCCGTCACGCCGGCGGGTCAGGTGAGCTTCATAATTTATGGCACGCGCAAAGCTTTGCGTACGCACATTTACCGCTAAACGACGCCCTTCCCGGCTCGCGGTCCTTCCGGGTCGGACGGCTGCCTTTAGTTAGGCAGCGTAAGCAACAGTATTATTGTTGTTTAATTTATAATTTGCCCGTTTTTAGGATGACAGGCGCATCCGCCCGCTGGTCTCGCCTCCATATCCCCGTCGAAACCGGTACACCCCCCTATCGTCGGAGCAAGCTCCATATCCCTCGCTTTGCCCTCTGGAAAAGTTCGTTCATTCCGCTGCCCCTCCTCTTTCAAAACAAACACGCTACATTTATTTTGAATCAGGAAGTGGTTGCATTGGCGATTTTGGGTTGAGGTGAGATTTGCTATCTGGAATTGTAACACACCTCTCCACCGAAGTGTGTTACAATTCCGTGACTTTTTTAAAAATTATGTTCTTGTAAATTTGACCATCAACTTAACCGGGGTCACCTTGGCCAAAACGCGGAAAGCCTTATAAAAAACCGTGGGCGTATAAATCGTGTGGCGGCGCTTTGCCGCCAGCAGGGTTCCGTGAGCCACCCGGACCTGATCGCAATAGGGCAGCATCTCAAACATTTTGGAATTGCCAGTGATGTTTCCCACATCGCAAAACTCCGTAGCCATGGGCCCGGGGCAGACTGCGGTGACGGAAACGCCCTTCTTGCGCAGTTCCTCGTTCAGTCCCACGGTAAAGTGGGACACGAATGCCTTTGTGGCGGAATAGACTGTCATCCGGGCATTGGGGCAGAACGCCGCAATGGAGGACACGTTGATGATCCGCCCGCCCCGGGGAATATAGGGGATCGTCAGGTTCGTGATGGCGGTCAGCGCCCGCAGATTCAGGTCAATCATACGCGTCTCCAGCATCGTGTCCGTCTCGCCCAGATTGCCCAGATATCCGCAGCCCGCGTTATTTACCAGCAGCTGTACCTGCGGCTGTTCCGAAAGGAGTTTTTCCTGAAACGCGGTGAAGCTCATGGGATCGCAGAGATCCAGTGCCAGACACACCGCAGGCCGGGACAAAGACGCGGCCGCCTCTTCCAGTTTATCCTTTCGCCGGGCAATCAACCAAAGCTGCTCCACCTCCGGATACTCCGCCACTAATTGGCGGGCGAATTCCTGACCCAAGCCGGAAGACGCACCGGTGACAATCGCAATTTTCATAAAAGGCACTTCCTTCCGATCAATATCGGGCGGTCACGCTTACCGCTCGGCCTTTTTCTCCGGTGCCGGGTACTCAACACCCATTGTATCCACGCGAATGGAGGCAATGACCTCCGGCGTTTTGGGCTTGTCGTTGAAATCCGTCTTCACCTCAGAGATACGAACGGCCTCGTCTGCGCCCTCCAGCACCTTGCCAAAGGCGGCGTACTGTCCGTCCAGATGGGGTGCATCGTCCACCATGACAAAGAACTGGCTTCCGGCGCTGTTAGGGGCCATGGTCCGAGCCATGGAGAGAACGCCCAGCGTGTGGACAAGATCGTTTTGCGCAAAGCCGTTGCCGGAGAACTCCCCGTGGATGGTATAACCGGGACCGCCGGTGCCGGTGCCCTGCGGGCAGCCGCCCTGAATCATAAAGCCGGGAATGCAGCGGTGGAAGATCAATTTGTCATAGTAGCCGGAATTGGCCAGAGCAATAAAATTGTTTACCGTGTTGGGGGCCTTGTCGGGGTACAGCTCGGCTTTCATCACTGCGCCGTTCTCCATCGTAATGGTTGCAATGGGATTTTTCACTTCAGACAT